ATGTCTTTTCATAGGATGGATGAATGAAGAGAACAGACCAAAGATAGAAAGAAAACTTAAGTCGTCAAAAGCAAAGGTTGTATTTGGTCATTTAGAATTAAATGGTTATGCAGTATATAAAGGATTCACACAGAGTCATGGTGCTAGTGGTGATGCAGATATCTTTAATAACTTTGAGAGAGTTTATACTGGACACTACCATACTAGATCTACAGATGGTACAGTTTATTACTTAGGTAATCCTTATGAAATGTTCTGGAACGACTGTGATGACACTCGTGGATTTCATATCTGGGATTCAGATACTTTTGAAGCAACTCCTGTAAACAATCCTCATAGGATGTTTCATAAAATTTATTACAAAGATACTCCACATCAATTGTTTGATGCTACTCCATACGCAGGTAAGATCATAAAAGTTATAGTAGAGAAAAGAAGTAAACCAAAAGAATTTGAAAAGTTCCTAGACAAACTTAATACCGTAGGTGTAGAAGACCTAAAGGTTATTGAGAGTGTAGACTGGAATCACGGATATGTACAAGGACAAGACTTTGATGCAGAGAATGAGGAGAATACTATTACCTTGTTAAATAGATTTATAGAGGAGTCGGAGGTTGATCTTGACAAAGATAGAGTTAAAGAGCTTATCGGAGGACTGTACAATAAAGCATGTGAGGTTGACTAATGTGGTTACTTACTGAAGAAGGAAATCGTGAAGGTGCTTACGCAGTAAAAGATGCTGCAGGTGAAAAAGTCTTGTACATGTTTGAGGAAGAGGATGATGCAGTCAGATATGCAGAGATGATGGAAGAAGAGTTACCTAAAGAAATGGATATTATAGAAGTTGACGAAGAGGTTGCAATAAAAGCGTGTGAGGTGTATAATTATAAGTATAGTATTATATCGAAAAACGACTTCGTAATACCTCCAAAAAAGGATGATTCGGTTCAAAAAAATTAAGTGGAAAAACTTCCTGTCTACAGGTGATCAATGGACGGAAGTAACATTAGATGCTGATGGAACCACACTCATTGTAGGAGCAAATGGTGCAGGTAAATCTACTGTGTTAGATGCCATATGTTTTGTGCTGTTTAATAAACCATACAGAAAAATTACAAAGTCTCAGTTAGTCAATACAACTAATGAGAAAGGAACAGAGACAGAGATAGAATTTGAGATTGGTTCAAAGAAATATCTTGTTCGTCGTGGTATCAGGCCGAACATTTTTGATATTGTGATAGATGGTAATATGCGTAACAAAGAAGCAGATGATAGAGTCAATCAAAAGGTTCTAGAAGAACAGATACTAAAATTAAATTTTAAATCATTTACACAGATTGTTATTCTAGGTAGTAGTAACTTCATACCATTCATGCAACTCAACGGTCCTAACCGTAGAGAGGTCATAGAAGACCTTCTAGACATCAAAATATTCTCTGCTATGAATAACATAGTAAGAGATCAAATGAGGGTTGTTAAGGACTCTGTGAGAACTTTAGAGTTAAAGAAAGATAACTTGAATGATAAAGTATTGATGCAAGAAGAGTTTATCGAAGAGTTGGATAAGAGAGGTAAAGAGAATATACAAGATAAAGAAAAGAAACTTAATATGATTGCGTTAGATGTAGACAAATTGTTAAAGAAAAATGAAAATCTTAACACTAGTATAGTTAGCATTCAAAGACAATTAGAAACTGTATCAGATGCATCAAACCGACTGCAACAACTAGGTTCTTTGAAACAGAAGATAACCAATAAAGTATCCAGAATTACTAAAGAAGAGAGGTTCTTCAGTGAGCATAAAACATGTCCTACATGCGATCAGCACATTGAAGAATCATTTCGGTTAAATAGAATTGAAGACGCTCAATCTAAGGCAAAGGAACTCAACGAAGGTTATCAAAAACTAGAGGAGTCAATAACAAAAGAAAGCATTCGAGAGCGTCAATCCCAACAACTCACCAAGGAGATTACAAACTTAACTTATGACATTTCTCAAAACAATACTAGAATTTCTAGTTTACAACAACAAACAGGAGATATACAACAGGAAATTCAAACTGTTACCAGTAAGTTACAAAATAGAAATTCTGAACATGAGGAATTAGGAAAGTTTAAAGGGGAACTAGAAATAGTATTCGATAAGCTTGCTACAGAAAAAGAGGAAATAAACTATAAAAACTTTGCTTACTCTCTATTACAAGATGGAGGAGTAAAAGCAAGGATCATAAAAAAATATCTTCCTTTGATTAATGAGCAAGTAAATCGTTATTTACAGATGATGGATTTTTATATAAACTTCCATCTAAACGAAGAGTTTAACGAAACGATTCAAAATCCAATACACGATAAGTTCTCCTATTCTTCATTCTCTGAAGGAGAAAAAATGCGTATCGACTTAGCACTCCTATTCACATGGAGAGAGGTCGCAAGATTTAAAAATTCTGCAAACACAAACCTATTAATATTAGATGAAGTATTTGATTCATCACTAGATGGATTCGGAACAGATGAGTTTATAAAAATTATAAAGTATGTTGTAAAAGATGCTAATGTATTTGTAATATCACACAAGACAGATATGTTAGATAAGTTTGGTACAGTAATAGAATTTACAAAGAAAGGTGGATTCTCTTACTCTACTAAGAACTCTGCAGACGCATAGTGTGCCAATAATATTAGTGTCCATTTTGACTTTTAGATGGGTATGTAGTCCATTATAATAAGTACATACCAAACAAAAAACAAAATGAAAGGAGTTCAATTATCACCATGCATCGACTATCTCTCAATGGAAGATGATCAAGGTGCTGTAGGTGTGTTAGTATTTCGTGGTACTATGCATCAACCTGCTATGGTTGCATCAGTAGAATGCCAAGAAGATTTTAAATCTGCATACAACGAATTCAAAACTTACGAAGACTATGCCTAACACAGAAACAAAAACAGAGGTAATCTTAGAAAGATACCCATACAGATTTGTACAGAAAGGTCTTCTAGAAACTAATGGAGAACCAGACTATCGTATACAAAAGTTCAATGATATCCAAAAGAGATATTATGACATGTATTACCTTGATAGTTCTATACAACTAGACTGTGCTATAGAAGATCCTGAGTATGTCAAATGGTTAGATCCTGACCCAGAAGTTGCTGCTTATCCTAATCAAGGTGATGTAGTTGTTTCTCCTTACGGTTGGCATTCATGACAAACTCTTGGAGTTTATTAGCACATCATCTTGAAGGAACTATGGACGAAGCATTTCCACTAAAAACCAATTTCAAATATAATGAAGATGAGATCTTAGACAGTATCAAAGAGTATATTGGTAAAACATATTCCAAACATTACTCTAATAAAATACAAACCTTAGATCTCATTGATTCAGTTGGTGATGCATCTGCATTTTGTAGAAGTAACATACTAAAGTATGCTTCAAGATATGACAAGAAAGGCACACCAAAGCTTGACATTCAGAAGATAATACACTATGCTGTATTATTATACCACTTTGAAGGATTATACACCGATGGATATGAAACTATCTGAAAAAACCATTGACCTATTAGAGAATTTCTCTTCAATCAACCAATCAATCTTAGTAAAGAAAGGTTCTAAACTTCGCACTATTAGTGTGATGAAAAACATACTTGCGGAAGCAGATGTTGATGAAAACTTTGAAAGAGATTTTGGCATCTATGACTTACCACAATTTTTAAATGGTGTAGGTCTTATGAGAGATCCAGACTTGGATTTAAAGAATGAGACTTATATGATTATTCGAGAGGGTATGTCAACTAAAGTTAAATTTGCATTTGCAGATCCAGAAGTTATTGTTGCTCCACCAGAGAAACCAATAACCTTACCATCAAGCGATGTAACTTTTCAGATTGACAGTGATCAGTTAAGTAAATTACTTAAGGCATCTGCTGTTTACCAGTTACCAGATCTATCAGTAACAGGTAATGGATCAACTATTACTATGTTAGTATCTGATCGTAAGAATGATAACTCTAATGAGTTCTCTTTAAATGTTGGAGAAACAGATAAGGCATTTGAATTTAATTTCAAAATAGAAAACATTAAGTTAATACCTGGCTCTTATAATGTAGCAATCTCTAAACAATTACTTGCTAAATTTACAAATAGCAATTACAATCTAGACTATTACATTGCACTAGAACCAGATTCAACATACGAGTAATGTTTAAACAAACAAGTGATGAACCTTATGACAGGCATCATTACAAAATAGTTTCTAAACATTATGCTACCTTTATTGTAAAATCTTGGGAAGAAGTTCAAGAGTGGTGGTGGAATCATTGCAATATGATTAATTTTGATGCAGTGGTAGAAGTCCTAGACAAACCAAAACAAAAATCTAAAGGATTTAACTAATGAAGGAATTTAATTATGACCTCAATTATAAAGGACTTGACTTTACAGACGAGGAAACTCGTAAACTATATCGTATCGGAAGAGGGGAGCAAGGGGTTCTACTGGTTCGCCCTTATACTAACGATATATGTGCTCATTGGAGATTCAAAACTCCCTCTGAAGCAGTAGAGTCTGCTAATCATATCTTTGGTATGTATCTTGATTATCGTGATGTAGAAGACTTCATCGGTATGGATATGTGTCGTAAATTTCTAGAGATGGGATTTACCAGAGCAAGAAGATATGCTAACCATAACTCAGGTAGAAAATATAAGAAAGGAACTAAAGAGATTCTACCTCAAGAACCAGATCATGCTACAAGTAAGTTTGCTGAGTCAGCAAAAATATTTAAAAAAGTTCGTGATGTCGTTGCAAAAAGTTCTGTATATGTTATGATGCGTAAGCAATGGAGAACTAGTGAATGAATATCTTTGTAACAGATCCAGATCCTGTAAAATGTGCTCAGGTATTACCTGATAAACACATAGTAAAAATGCCTTTAGAAACATGTCAAATGTTATCTATCGTAGCATCTAAGAAATGGGGACATGGGTTTGGCACATTACCTAAATTAAATGGTGAACCATACAAAACAGACAAAGGTGCATTCCGTAATCATCCATGTACTGTTTGGGCACAAAACCATTTTTATTGGTTACTAAGACACGGACTTGCCTTATGTGCTGAGTATACACACAGGTATAGTAAGACACATAGTTGTCAATATACTCTTAACGCTGCAAAGCATATCTTTCCTAAAGATTCATATGAACCTTATTGGGCATACGAATTTGTAAGAGCAATGACTGATGAATTTAAACATGACACAAGCATTAACACTTTTACTGCTTACAAGAATTACATTAGCAGCAAACCTTGGGTTACATCTAATTATCTTCGTGACCCATCCAGAAAACCAAATTGGGTATTATGATTAATTTACTAGCAGCATGTCCACCAGTTTACACTTTGCCTGGTACTTGGAGCGATCCAGAAACTATTGCAAAATGCAATGATACTCTAATACCACATGGGAGTTTTAGTGGACTCTCGCCATCTGCACAATTTGCTGCTATAATAGGTATTACATTATTCATTATGGTTGGCATAGGTGTATACAAAGCATTCTTTGACAACCAAGACTTAACTGACCCTTGGGATGAACACGATGACTAAACTGGTAAAATTTTTAACAATTTTATCAGCAACAGTTTGTTTCTTCCAACTACTTGCACTTTATTATGAAAAAGGATTTTCTTTGGGTTGAAAAGTATCGACCTAAATCTATTGAACATTGTATTCTCCCAGAGAGTATTAAGAAAACTTTTACAGAGTTTTTAAATAAAGGTGAGATTCCTAATCTTCTATTGACAGGTCCTGCAGGAGTTGGTAAAACTACAGTAGCAAAAGCATTGTGTGAAGAGTTAGGTTGTGATTATATTTTAATTAATGGATCAGATGAAGGTAGATTTTTAGACACAGTAAGAGGACAGGCAAAGAACTTTGCATCTACTATGTCTTTATTACCAACTACAAAACATAAAGTAATTATTATTGACGAAGCAGATAATACTACACATGATGTTCAGTTATTATTGAGAAGTAATATAGAAGCTTTTCATAAGAACTGTAGATTTATTTTTACATGTAACTATAAGAATAAAATTATAGAACCACTACACTCAAGATGTAGTGTAATAGAATTTAATATTAGAGGTTCTCAAAAAGCACAGATACAAGTTGCATTCTTTGATAGGATTGTTGGAATACTTACAGCAGAGAATATAGATTTTGATAAGAAAGTTTTACTGCAATTAATCAATAAACATTTTCCAGACTGGAGAAGAGTATTAAATGAGTTGCAAAGATATTCTGTTTCTGGTAAAATAGATAGTGCGATACTAGCAGAATTTACTGAAGTTAGAGTTGATGATCTAATCAAAACTCTAAGATCAAAAGACTTTCCTGCAGTTAGAAAATGGGTGGTGTCAAATTTGGACAATGACCCATCTGTTTTACTGCGTAAAGTTTATGATGCAATGTACAGTAATCTTGATGGTCCTAGTATCGCTGCTGCGGTATTAATTATTGCAAAGTATCAATACCAAATAGCATTTGTTGCTGATCAAGAAATCAATCTATTGGCAGCACTAACAGAAATAATGGTTGAATGCGAATTTAAATGAAGGCACTAAAAACTCCTCTTAGATATCCTGGTGGCAAGTCTCGTGCTTGCACAAAACTAGCAACAGTTTTTCCAGACCTAAGTAAATTTAAAGAATATAGAGAACCATTCCTAGGAGGTGGTTCTGTTGCACTATATGTCACTAAGATGTATCCTCATCTCAATGTATGGGTAAATGACTTATATGTACCCTTAATTAATTTT